AGACCTCACCCTGAAATGTTTGATTCGCAGGGTAATCTTATACCCGATGAGGTAATTGCATTTAATTTTGAGAACTATTATGACAACGACGACACAGAAGAAGACGAGTAGAACTTCTAAACCGAAAACAACATCTACTCCGACTAAAAAAATATCAGAGGATCTTCCTGTAAATCCTTTTGCTTTTGAAGTTTTAGAATTAGTTTCCAGTCAAAGAACTAATGCTAAAAAAGTTGAACTTCTCCAAAGATATGGAGATCCTTCTCTGAAAGCAATCTTTATTTGGAACTTTGATGAGAGCCTTGTATCTGCCCTTCCAGAAGGCGATGTTCCTTATGCTAATACTGGGGAGCAAAATTCATTCAGTGGCACTGTGAGCGATAAGGTGCGGGACGCAGTGGATAAAATGAATGAGATGGGATCTAACTCATTAGGAATGAATGATCAAGGACAAATTACAATACGTAAAGAGTATACTCGTTTCTATAATTTTATCCGTGGTGGTAATGATGGGTTGAGCTCTCTTCGTAGAGAAACTATGTTCATTAATATCCTTCAAGGTCTTCATCCACTTGAGGCAGAAATTTTAATTCTTGTTAAAGATAAAAAATTAGAAACAAAATATAAAGTTAGTAAAGAAATTGTTGCAGAAGCATATCCAGATATTAAATGGGGAAATCGTGTATGAGTAGTAAACTTCGTGATGTTGTTCAAATGTCCCATAGTAAGGAGGAAGAAATGATTGAATGGACAAAAGAAGAGAAAGAAAATCTTCCTCCTAAGTATGGATGCCAAATTTTAGTTGAAAATGGAACTCTTGATCAAGTAAAAGATTCATCTTGGCCTAATGATGCATATTTAATTTGGTATAAAATTGGTGAAGAAGTTCATATGGATCTTTGTAGAGGAACCAGAGTTAGAATCTTTGATCTTTACTATGATAAATTTGGTCCTGGAGCAATTCAAAAAATTGATTTTGGATATGGAAGAATGAGTCCAAAACTCTGGGGATACAAAGCACCCGAAAAGAAAAAGCGAAAGTAATTTCCCTGGAACCCCGAAAAAATTTTGGGGTATTTTTTTGCCCTTAAGATTTTATAAAACTGTAACAGATGTTACAGTTTAAACTTGCTATATAAATGCAATGGGTCTATAATGACCTTACGTTCATCTGGGAAACCAGACGCAAGTAGGACGGCGGAACGGGACGTTCATTCGCTATTCGCAAATAGCGAACGCAAACCGCCCGAAGGAACGGGGCCTAAAAATCTCATTCTGGAGGAAATCCTAATGTCAAAAGTAGTATATCGTGGTGTCGAATATGATACCCAAAAACGTCTTGAGTATCAACAACAAATGATGCAACAACCTCAACAATATAACGAAACTTATCGTGGCGTTAAGTTTGTAAAGGAGGGACATAAATGATGAAAAAACTCAATTTTCTTCAACTTATTAAAGAACAAAAGCAAAAACAAGATAGACGTTATCAAGCACTTCTTATAAATGCGGGAGCAAGGTAATGATGGTTATTGCACAAATTACTGTTGCATCTGTTACGTTTATCACTCTATTATCTTTGTTCATTCAGTTGATTTATAGGTAAACGAAATACGTTAAGGAGGGATTGATTCCCTCCTTTTTTTATGGTATGATGGTGCGAGAGAACAATATTTTAATGGACAAAGAAAAACTAAAATTAATTGTTCGCAATCTGGAATTGTTGGTTGATTCCTTGAAAGCAGAAATCTATTCTGATGTTTCTGCTTATAAACCTAAAGAACCGATGGGAAAAAGACCAATTTTAGATTACGACGAAATTTTTGAGGATTCTGAATGAGTAGTAGAGCAAGAGAATTAGTAAAGTTGTTGGAAAGGTTGGTCAAACAAGATCATCTCTATTCCGATGAGCAACTAAAAGAAATGAAATCACAATTGCGAGTAATAAAACAAGAACTTGCAGATATTGAAGCACAAACATCAAAAGGATTTGGAAAAAAATGACGGTAAAACTTATTTCAGTAACGCCCGATGCAGAAAAAACAATGGCGTATGTTGCACGAGTTAGCAATCCTGCGAATCAAGACAACGAAAACTATGCCAAGTTGCTTGCTTATTGCATTAAGCATAATCATTGGTCTGTTTTTGAACAGTCTTTTATGACTCTTGAGATTGAAACGAATCGTGGTATCGCAGCTCAGATTTTGCGTCACCGTTCGTTTACATATCAAGAATTTTCACAACGTTATGCAGATTCTTCTCTGCTAGGCGAAACAATTCCTGTTCCAGAACTTCGCCGCCAAGACACAAAGAATCGCCAAAACTCTATTGATGATGTTGATCCTTCTGTAGTTGAAAAATATGAATATTTGATTCGTGAGCATTTTAGAGATGCTATGGCACTGTATCAAACAATGCTGGATGAGGGAATTGCAAAGGAATGTGCAAGGTTCGTGCTTCCTTTGGCAACACCGACAAAAATTTATATGTCTGGCTCATGCAGGTCGTGGATTCATTATATCAATCTTCGCTCTGCAAATGGCACTCAAAAAGAGCATATGGATATTGCACTTGCATGTAAGGAAATTTTCAAAGAGCAGTTCCCATCAGTATCAGAAGCACTTGAATGGGTCTAAATAAATTATCTTGATTTCGTAACTTTATGGCAATTTATCCAGTTATTCACGTAGAAACAGGTGAAAAAAAAGTTGTTGAAATGAGTGTCAACGACATTATGCAATGGTATAAAGACAATCCTGAATGGAAACGGGATTGGTCTGAAGGATGCGCAACTCCAGGAGAAGTTGGAGATTGGCAGAACAAATTGATTAGTAAAAACCCAGGGTGGAACGACGTTCTAGGACGTGCTGCGAAAATGCCTGGATCTAACGTAAAGAAAATCTAGTATGGCAAGAAGAAAGAGAGGATCTGCAGAGCAACCTATTGGGGTTGGACTCACAGCAAAGCAGATGAAGCGTAGAAAACCCTTAAGTTCTGAATATCTTTTAGATATTGAACCAGTTACAGATAATCAGAAAAAGTTTTTTGATGCCTATGCTGAAGGGAAACATTTAGTTGCTTATGGATGTGCTGGAACTGGTAAAACTTTTATTACTCTCTACAATGCTTTATGTGATGTTTTAGATGAAAATAGTCCTTATGAAAGAATCTATCTAGTTCGCTCTCTTGTTGCGACACGTGAAATTGGATTCCTTCCAGGAACACATGATGACAAGGCGGATATTTACCAAATTCCTTATAAGAATATGGTGAAATATATGTTCCAGATGCCTACAGATGCTGATTTTGAAATGCTTTATGGTAATCTAAAGGGGCAAGAAACTATTAAGTTTTGGAGTACATCATTCCTTCGGGGAACAACATTAGATAATGCAATTGTGATTGTTGATGAGTTTCAGAATTTAACTTTCCATGAATTGGACAGTATAATTACACGCATAGGTGAAAATTCTAAGATTATGTTCTGTGGAGACGCGACTCAGTCTGATCTTCAAAAAACAAATGATCGTAATGGAATTATTGATTTCATAAAAATCTTAAGATCCATGCCATCAATTGATTTAATTGAGTTTGGGGTAAATGATATTGTTCGCTCTGGTCTTGTTAAAGAATACATTGTTGCAAAAATTGAATCAGGATTTTAATGTTTAAACATGTTGATATTGAACTCCCTAAACTTGAAAGGGAGACCATAGATGGAGTTAGGTACTATAAGGTTCCTGATGGTGAAGATCTTATTAAACTATTTTCAATCACTTCAGTAACTAGTCATAAAAATCGCCAAGTATTTGTTAAATGGCGTAAAAAAGTAGGTGATGAAGAAGCAGATAGAATTACACGACAATCAACAAGTCGTGGAACTGATATGCACACTCTTACTGAACATCACCTTAAAAATGAAGAACTTCCAGAAGTTCAACCTTTGTCGCAATTTTTATTTAAAATTGCTAAACCAGATTTAAATCGTATAAATAACATTTATACTCTTGAAGGTTCCCTGTACAGCAAAGTTCTTGGAGTAGCGGGAACAGTAGATTGTATTGCAGAGTTTGATGGCGAATTAGCAATAATCGACTTTAAAACATCTAAAAAACCAAAACCACGGGAGTGGATTGAGCATTAT